GCCAACAAGCTCGCGCTGAAGCGCGAAGGCAAGATGAACTAAGGAAACTGAAGATGGAACAGAACACCCTGCGCGGACGCCCCAAGGGGCTCCGAGAAGAAGCAATCCAGCATGCCGCCGACGTTGCAGCAGCCACCATCCCCGCCGAAGCGGAAGTGATTATGCAGCCAATTCAGCGCGCCGAAATTCGTCCGGAAATTCGCGAAGAAGATCCTCGCGTTCGCGCCGCTCGTCGCGCTGCCGAAATCCGTGATCACATCAACGTGGATGACGACGGTATTGATGAATTCTACGTCGATCCCCGCGTCATCCCGGCTGGATGGGAATATGAGTGGAAGCGCCGCACGCTGCTTAATGAGGAAAATGCCTCGTATCAGGTGCAGTTGCAGATGAAGGGCTGGGAACCAGTCCCGGCTTCGCGCCATCCCGAATACATGCCCAATAACAATAGCTATGCCAGTATCGAGCGCAAGGGCATGGTCCTGATGGAGCGTCCCTCGGAGATCAGCGAGGCATCTCGTCAGGCTGAAGCCCGTCGGGCGCGCAGTCAGGTTCGCGCGAAGGAAGACCAGCTTGCCGCATCGCCGCAGGGGCAGTTTGAGCGCAGCAATAAAGACTCCTCTCTTGTTAAAGTTGGGCGCTCTTACGAGCCAATTCCGATCCCTCGGGATTAAATTAAAGGGGCGCCTTGCGGGGCGCCCTTTTCATATGTTGACTTCACACCTTAAAAGCATGTAAATGCATACTCAGGTTCCCCCCGTTGTGGGAATTAAGCCTTTGATTTGGTCAAATTCGCCCCGCTGCGCGATGAAGATCATCCCCCAAGGAGTCCCACCATGGCCAATACCTTTGCGCCCAATGGCTTCGCGCAGTTTCAGGGGACCGGCTCTCTGCCGACCTATGAGCAGGTTGCGCTTGTCATTTCGTCGTCCAACACGACCCCGATCTTTTTCAATGACCCTGTCATTCAGGCGACCAACACGACTGGTGTTGGCACCGGCTACATCACTCAGGCTTCGGCTCCGGCTGCCCTCGCGATCACCAACGTAGTTGTGACCGCTGGCGTTGCCACGATCACCTTTACCGCCACGACCGCACCGGCTGTCGGCTCGGTGTTGGTTATCTCGGGCCTCGCCACCACGAACAGCCCGCTGAATGGTAGCTGGACCGTGGCAACAGCCTCGACCACGACCGTCACGTTCAACGTTCCCTTCCAGACGATTGCCACTAACGCAGTGACCGTCTCGGGCGCGGTGTACATTCCGATCGCTGGCGTCTTCACTGGCTGCAAGTACCTCTCGACCTCGCAGAAGCGCACGGTCTGGGGCAACTACTGGCCCGGTTCGGATGCCAACGGCGACGTCACCGCCTACTGCATCACCGATCCGAATGCCCAGTTCGTTGTCCAGACTGGCAACAGCAATACGACCGCCACGGCAGTCGGTATCGCCGCTGTCGGCCAGAACATCGGCTTTAACTACAACGACTACACCAACACGGGTGAAGCCAATGGCAACACTGCCAATGGTCTGTCCACCTACTTCGCGGATCAGTACACGCAGGGGAGCAGCGCCTACCTGCCCTTCCGCGTGGTTGGTATTCTCGGGTTCTCTGCCGGTCAGACGACCAGCCCGCTCGCGAGCTTCAACAACGGCAGTGACTATGCCTCGGCCTACAACAAGATCGTCGTGGGCTTCAACAACGCGATGCCCAACCGCCCCGGCGCTGGCATTTAAGGGAGTAAGGTAAAATGGCTGTTAATCTTTCAGCAATTAAGGACCTTCTGCTCCCGGGCCTCCGTGGGGTTGAAGGAAAGTACGAGATGATCCCGTCTCAGTACGACAAGCTGTTCACCAAGCATGACTCGAAGATGGCTCTGGAGCGTACCGCCGAAATGCGTTACCTCGGCCTCGCACAGTTGAAGTCGGAAGGCGCTCAGACGTCATTCGACAACGGCGCTGGTGAGCGTTTCATGTACAACCAAGAACACAATGAAATTGCGCTGGGTTATGCCATCACGCGCAAGGCCATTGATGACAACCTGTACAAGACGCAGTTCCACCCGTCGAACCTCGGTCTGGTTGAGTCGTTCCAGCAGACCAAGGAAATCTACGGCGCGAACATCTTCAACACGGCCCAGACCTACAATGCCTCTGTCGGCGGTGACGGCGTGGCGCTTTGCTCGGCTTCGCACCCGATCGACGGCGGCACGGTCGCAAACACTCCGACGGTTCAGGTTGACCTCAACGAGGCCACCCTGCTGAACAGCATGATCTCGGTTCGCACGAACTTCAAGGATCAGGCTGGCCTGAAGGTCTTTGCCCGCGCTCGCAAGCTCGTCGTCCCGGCGCAGCTTGAGCCCGTTGCGATCCGCCTGACCAAGACGGAACTTCGCCCGGGTACGTCGGACAACGATGTGAACGCCATCATGTCAACTTCGGGCGGTCTGCCTGAAGGTTACATGGTGAACGATTTCTTCACTTCGCCTTACGCTTGGTTCCTGCTCACCAACATCGACGGCCTGTCGTACATGGAGCGCATCAAGTTCGAGACCGACATGCAGGTTGATTTCGTCACCGACAACTTGCTGGTCAAGGGCTATGAGCGTTACAGCTTTGGCTACTACAACTGGCGCTCGCTGTTCGGTTCGTTCCCGACCTCGTAATCTCTGGCATAGAGGAGAACCAACATGTCGGAAGTTAATGGCGGGCAATACCCCCAGTCCAGCGGCAGCCCGATTTTTCCGGGCAGCACCTTCACCGGCCCGCTTCTCGCGGGCAACGTCTCAAAGTCTGACGGCACCGGCTTTCTTGCCGGTGTCGGCGAGACTTCGGGCACGGCCAATGTCGGCTATGCCGTCATGGCGCAGACGGTGAAGATTACGCAGGCCAGCAACGCAGCTACAACCATTGTCATCCCCGCGCAGAGCCAGATCGTTGCGATTGACACTCTGATCAGCGCGGCTTGGACTGGCGCCGCAAAGACCTTTGGCGTGGGCACCACAGTCTCCGCTACGGCTCTTACCACTGCGGGCGCGGTTGATGGCAGTGCTTTGGGTCGAATTGTGGCTACGCCCGGTACTGCGACCACCCAGATCAACAACTGGATTGATGTCGGCAACACTGACGTTCAGGTGGTGGTCACTAACAGCAACACGGGCACTGGCGTAGGATACCTCACGGTTCGCTATGTTCAGGGCATCAACCTCGTACCGTAAGGGAGACTCCCCATGAAGGGTCGTAAGCATCGTGAAACTGGCGGCGTCAACGAGGCCGCAAAAGACATCACCACCAAGCCCGGTCGTCGCAACGCTGATGCCGAAAGCATCTTCGGCGCGGCAGAGGCCCGTAAGCGCGGTGGTCGCGCCAAGGGCATGAAGGCCGAGGGCGATAAGGCTATGCACCACGCAGGCCGCATGGCCCGCAAGAGCGGTGGCTCTTGCGAGTCGAGCCCGTTCTCGTCGGCTCGCTCTGGCACGGCCCCCAAGGGCCGCAAGCTCGACATGGAAATGGACTGATCCCATCTCCTAGTGTGAAAAGCGAACGGGGGCCCAACGGCCCCCGTTTTGCCATCGGAGGCAAAATGTCTGATACATGGCAACGTAAAGAAGGCCAGTCTGCAAGTGGTGGCCTTAACGACAAGGGCCGAGCGGCTCTGCGCGCGGAGGGGCATGATATCAAGAAGCCCGTTTCGTCGCATGAGGCAGCGCACAGCGACGAGGCCGCATCGCGGCGCGACAACTTCCGCAGCCGTATGTGCGGCATGAAAGAGAGGCTGACATCCGCCAAAACCGCTCACGATCCTAACAGCCGGATAAATTTGGCTTTGAAGCGGTGGGATGTGAAGTGCTGAAAAGGCCATTTGGCAGCAAAAGTGCTGAAAAGGCCATTTGGCAGCAAAGCTGATTAGCAGGTAGACCTCCACGGCCCCGCGTCACTGGACTCCCGCGATGCAATCCAGTAAGATAAACTTAGGCAGCGAACGCCAAGGCGGCAAAAACGTAAGAGGGCTGTAAAATGAGCGCATTCACGACCACTGGCGTTGTCATGCCGTCGATCACCCGGACCGGCCTCCACGAGCCCTTTGAGCTTCAGGTTTCTCGTGGGCAGATCACGGGGCACAGCGTCGTTAATGTCTTCGGGTATCAGACCTCTGTCAGTACTGGCAATTATGCCGTGTGGGAGAACGTCTCGGCTTACGCCTTCCCCGGTTCCGCAGTGATCATGACTTTGGCAAGCGCCTCGGCCTCAGACACCGCCGTTAGCGTCCTGATCAATGGGCTTGATGCTGGGTACAATATTATTTTCGAGATTGTCGCGCTTAACGGCACGACCGGCGTCAGCACCGTCAATTCCTACCTCCGCATCAACTCCATGGTTGTTACCGCCGGGAGTCCCGCTGGCATTGTTACAGCCAAAAATGGTGGCACCACCTACGCCCAAATCAACGTCGGCGTCGGCAAGACCCAGATGGCAATTTATACAGTTCCTGCGGGTTACACTTATTATGTTAGCAGAATTAATATGTTTGCAAGCAATCCTTATACATCTAGCAACTACCTGACATTTACAAACCAGCAAACCAATGGGGGCATTACCCTTGCGATCGCTCAAAGCCCATTTATCAGCATTTTGGATATCCATCGCTACTACCCCCTGAGTTACAATGAAAAAACGGACATCCAGTTCAAAGTTGCCACGAGCGCAGGCACTTACGCCGTCGGAGCTTTCGGTGAGGGTGTGCTGGTGAAGAATGAAGGCGCTCTCTAATATCGCCTAAAAAAGCGTAATAGCCCCCGGAAGGCAGGATTTATGACGACCAGCGGCACCTACGCCTACAATCCATCTCTAGGCGAGATTACGCTCTACGCCTTCAATCTATGCGGCGTCCGCAGCACGGCGCTGACACAAGAGTACATGGAGTCGGCGCGCATGGCGTCGAACCTACTTTTGGGGCGGTGGTCTTCGGAGGGTGTAAACCTTTGGAAGGTTGAGTTGGTCACGACACCCCTGATTGAGGGTGTCACCACCTACAACTACGATCCCAGTGTCATCGTCATGCTGGACGCCTACATCTCTACTGATAATGGTGATGGCACTTTTACCGATCGCCTGATCTTGCCGGTTAGTCGCAGCGAATATGCCTCCTACCCCAACAAGTCCCAGCAAGGCTTTCCGACTGTCTTCTGGGCCGACCGCCTCCTGAACCCAACCGTGACGCTCTGGCCCGTCCCCGACGGCAACCAGACCTTCCTGAAGTATTATTGCGTCAGGCAAGTCGAAGACGCCAACTTCACAAACGGCCAGACGCTAGATTTGCCGCTCTATTTCCTTGAGGCTTTTGCCTATGGCTTGGCGCAGCGTCTCTCTCTTATCTGGGCACCGGAAAAGTCGGCCATGCTGAAGCCGCTTGCGGACGAGGCGTATCTCATTGCAACGCAACAGAACGTTGAAACTGCGGCGCAGTACATTTCACCGATGATCTCCGGTTACTTTAGGACCTGAATTATGGCCTACGCCTCTCGTTCCGGACGGGCATCCACAAGTTCGAGCAACCCTCGGGCGCATGCGATCTGCGACCGTTGCGGCTTCCGCTATAATCACGATAACTTGCAGTGGCAGTTTGATTGGCGCGGGGCCACGATGCAGAACATTCGCATTTTGGTCTGCAACACCTGTCTGGACGACCCGCAGCAGCAGCAAAGGGCTATTGTGGTTCCGGCGGATCCTGTGCCAATCCTTAACCCTCGCGTGCAAGATTTTAGGGTCGCCGAGACGGATTATCGCACGGCGTCAGGGCCGACCAAGATCGACTTTTTCACTGGTATCCCCGTTCCCGGCAACACTCATTTGATTACCGAAAACCAGCAGAACCGAGTGACGCAACCGATCGGCGTGCCGGGAGACCTAGACCAGAATGCCATCATGCCGCTTGAGGGCAAAAATCATTACCACGTAACCCTCTCGCCGCTGTCGGTGTTTTCCAATGGTGACGCCACCGTTACTGTGACGTTCGGCTCCCCTCATGGCCTTATGACGGATGATCAAATCTCCGTTGAAGGATTATTGAATAGTCACGCAAGCGGCGCCTACAGCATCACCGTGACGACGGGTACGCAGTTTACCTATCAGACCAATACCGCTATACCGGCAGGGCCCCTCATGACCGATACTATGTTAATGGTGACGGCGCACATCGGGCTGCCGCTTGGCTTCAATCAAATTCCGCAGACAGGGATCTGACAATGGCGAACATTACTATACCTCAGCTTCCCCTTGCGACCTCCCTTGACGGGACGGAGCAGTTGGAAATTGTGCAGGCTGGTGTCTCCAAGCGGACAACGGCTGAGGCTGTGGCGGCGACTATCATCGCGCCGACCGGCCCGACAGGCCCCACTGGGCCAAATGGCAGCGCCTCTACCGTAGCGGGCCCGACAGGCGCCACTGGCCCGACAGGCGGCGTCGGCCCAACAGGCCCAGCAAGTGGTCCTACAGGCCCGACAGGCACTGGGGCTACAGGACCTACGGGCCCAACAGGCACTGGCCCCACGGGCCCGACAGGCCCCATCTCCTCCATTGCTGGCCCGACCGGCCCGACCGGCACTGGTCCCACAGGCCCTACCGGTAATGCAGGACCTACGGGCGCTACCGGCATTGGCCCAACCGGCCCGACCGGCACTGGTCCCACAGGCCCTACCGGTAATGCAGGACCTACGGGCCCCGGTGTGGGTGCCACGGGAGCCACTGGCCCTACGGGTATGACTGGCCCTACGGGCCTCACAGGGGGAACCGGCCCCACCGGAGCCGCCTCGACTGCGGCTGGGCCTCAGGGGCCTCAGGGGCCTACAGGATCTACGGGTCCGGCTGGCCCCACAAGCTACGTACCCACCGGAGCCAATGCCGTGTCTCCAGTGTACATCGCTGATGTCCTTAATAATTTTGTGTACGTCTTGGAATACACCACGCCTTCCGCTGCGGCACTGGCAGCCTACAACGCGAACGCGCAGATGGTGATTAAGGCTGGCCAGAGCGTTGCGTTGGTTTGCAACCCGACTGCGGGTGATAACCTCCAAGCGATGGCCAAGTGGATCAGCGCGCGGGGCCATTACGTCGAAGAAGGCGGTGAACTTTATCTCCAGATCGCGGACGGGCTCCACAATGTTTCGACCTATGTAGAGGTCACAAACGCCCGGTTCTTGGATGTTCGCGCAACAGCTATTCCGGATCTATTACCCATCACTGGTGCGACCTTTGCAAATCAAAACGAAACAGCAGCAACGGCTGGTACTGTGACTATCGGGGGCGGAGCTGTGCTAACGGTTCCAGTGGCTACTGGAGGTCTTTATTTCGGCGGCTACATACCCACAATTTCTTTCTCGGGTGGGGGCTCTGGCTCGGGCTTTACTGAAGCCACGGCCGTACCGGTCATGAGCGGCGGCGTTGTGACAGGTGTAACGGTAACCAGCGGCGGTACCGGGTATGTTTCGGTTCCCACTGCTACATTTTCGGTTTTTGCCGGTGGTGTTTATCTGGCAAATATCGCGCTTTCCTCGGCCTTACCCGCGCGCGTGGCCTCGGGGTTTGCTGTCGGTGGGCAGAACGTTCAAGGCAATGGTGGGGCAGATGCCCTAAATAGCGGCATGATCGTGAATACTATTGCTGGTGATAGGCTTTCGTTCACTACGTATATCCGCATGGGCGGCGTGGCCCTGACAGCTTTCACAGCGCCAGACCCCGTTACGACTCTGAATTTAACCCCTAACCTACTTGTAGTTCCTAAATGCACCATTCGAGCCGCCCAAGCAGGATGGGATGGGGTTAACCAAGAAGGTTTTATGAACGCTACTGGGGGGTCTAAAATTAACCTCTACTATGTTGGCATATCATATAACGGAATAGCTAGCCAAACCACTGGGCACGTTATGCTATTTGCGAAAGATGCAGGAAGCGAGATTTATCTCCGCCAATATTGTGTTGTCGCCGGAACAGGCGAAATGGTTTTGCGCACATTTAACTACGCAAATATTGCTACCTACCAATCGTATCTCGGGGGTGGGCAAACGGGCTCCCTTATCTGGCAGGGGTCGGGCGGTGGTACACTCAACGCCACACGTACTATGATAGGGTCAGTGTACAACGATACAGTAAGTTGTTCGGCTGGCGGCAAAGTTTGGGTTTCTTCATGTGTAATTGCGGGCGGAAACATCGGGCTTAGAACTACTTACCCAGACTCCTCAATTGATGCTGCTGGCGTACGTATTTCACGGTGTAATCTAGGAGTTGCACCAACTTTGGGGCAAATTTATACCACATCACTCACCTCGATTAGGTATTGCACCACACCGATTGCTGTCACGGGGTCGAACGGCGGAACGGCTTTCGGAAATCCAATAATTTCGGATAATACCAACGCAACGGTCACGCCTTTTGCCATTCAAACTACATCTGGCGGTGTTTGGGTTCAGTCGGCATCGCCCACATTCAATCCTGTGTTACAAGGTATTGGCCGTTTTAGTTCGATCCTTACCCCTAGCGTTCCGGCAAATAGCTATACCGATTACACTATTACAGCGACGGGAGCCGTGTTGGGCGATTTTTGTGTTTTTTCACGCACAGCAAATTTGTACCCATTAGCACTAATTTACCAACCATTTGTATCCAAATCAACGACGTACAACTCCGATGGCACTGTGCTTGTAGCCGGTGAAGTTACACTGCGTATTTTTAACATTACGTCTGCCACAATTACCGCTGGAACACCAATGACTGCGCTTGTTCTTGTTATGAGGTCTGCTTAATGGCAGTTAATTTTTTAAGAAAGCGAAGTAACACGAACGCGGGCAAAAATTCCGACTGAGCCCTTCGGGGTGTGTACTGCCCCGCAGTTACGCCGACTTCAGCGCGCGGTCGGTATTGCGCCATGGCGCGGGTCCATGGTACGTCGGTAGGACGGCCTTTTAAGGCCGTCTATCACAGAGGATATTTTATGCCATTCAGTTCAGGTTCCGGGAAGGCGCAGATCCAAAGGTGGATGTCTGCGATAAAGCCAAAGACTGGCCTCGACGTCGGGGCTGGCAGCGGAACCTATGCCAAGCTCTTTCCTGATGTCCAGTGGGATGGTGTCGAGATTTGGGAGCCGTACATTGAAGAGTACGGCCTAAAAAGCCTGTACAACACCATAGCGGTGTCGGACATCCGAGAGTGGACCACAAAGAACACCGCCAAGCGGTGGGATGTGGCCATCGCGGGAGACATCCTTGAACACATGGCGGTCGAAGAGGCTAAGAGTGTTTTAAGCTTCTTGCGATCGGTAGCAGACTATGTGATCGTCAGCATCCCGATTGGGCATTACCCTCAAGGCCCCTACGAAGGCAATCCCCATGAGGCGCATGTCACTGACAACTGGACCGAAGAGTCTTTCCGCAAAGCCTTCGGAGAGCCTTTGCACGGCGCTGTTGATGGCGAAATTGGTGTATACCTTTTTGGAAACAAACCTATCCCGTTGAAAATCTGCGTTTACGCAATCTCCAAAAATGAAGAAATGTTTGTGGAGAGATTTTGCAAGTCCGCAGAAAGCGCCGACATGATCCTTATTGCCGACACCGGCAGCACCGACGGCACCATCGCCATGGCGCGGAGTGCCGGTGCGGCAGTCCATGAAATTCATGTGGTACCTTGGCGTTTTGACGATGCACGCAATGCGGCCTTGGCACTCATTCCCAAAAACATCGACATTTGCGTCAGCTTGGACCTCGACGAGGAACTGCAACCCGGATGGCGCGAGGAAATCGAGCGAGTGTGGCAAAATGGCACCACCCGCCTGAAGTACAAGTTCGACTGGGGTGTCGGGATCATATTTTACTACGAAAAAATCCACGCCCGCCGAGGGTATCGCTGGCTGCATCCCTGCCACGAATACCCCGTTCCCTATGGAATTGAGGAGCAGTACGCCCAGACTGACATGCTGCTGGTGATCCACAAGCCAGATCCAGCCAAGAGCCGTGGCCAGTATCTGCCGCTCCTTGAGATGTCGGTAAAAGAAGACCCGCACGACCCTCGCAATGCCTTCTACTATGCCCGGGAACTATCCTTCCATAGCCAATGGGGACGTGCGATTGAGGAGTGCCAGCGGTATCTAAACCTGCCCGGGGCGAACTGGCCTAATGAGCGGTGTTATGCCTACCGCGTCATGGCGCGTAGCTACAACGAACTTGGTGACTGGGATAACGCCATCAAGCATGCGCGACTGGGTGTGATCGAGGCCCCCGGCACGCGCGAGCCTTGGTGCGAAATCGGCAAGCTGGCTTATCAGCGGCAACAGTGGGCGGAGTGCTATTCCGCCATGATGTCGGCACTGGCGATTGAGCAGCGGGAGTGGGTCTACACGGTGGACCCAGAGGTTTGGGGCGCCATGCCCCACGATTATGCCAGTGTCGCGGCGTGGTATCTCAACCTGAAGGACGAGGCCATTCGGCATGGGCAAATTGCGCTTGATCTGGAGCCACACAACGAGCGGTTCGCGTCCAACATGAAGATGATGAGACAGCACCTTGGACAAGGCGGCACCACTTTGCTAGAAGATGGTGAAATCGACAAGGAATAATCGCCCATGACCGTGAACACGACGGCCCTTACCTACAATGGGTACATCACGCAGATTGCCACAATGGCCGTCGTGGAAACGCAAACCGTCAGCGGTGTTGTGAGCGGCGTCGATGACGCATTCAACACTCTTGTCCCCCAGATGCTGAATTATGCCGAGCTTCGCATCCAGAGGGACCTCGACCTTTTGCCGTCCGTGACGGAGAAAAGCACATATTCCCTCACCTTGGGTTCCAACGCCCTGCGTATCTCGACCAGCGATTTCGTGACTATTGACACTTTAAGGGTTATGGCTGGAACTTCCAAAATTCCCATTTTGCCCGTGTCCAAGGAATATTTGCAGAATATATATGGAGACCCCTCCTATGTGGGGCTGCCTGTCTTTTTCGCCATGATTGGCGGAGATGCGGCGACTGGGGGAGCACTTTATAACAATATCGTTTTCGGCCCATACCCTGACCAGCCGTACCCCCTTTCGATCACAGGCACGCAGCGCCTTCCGACACTATATCAATTCGCAAACACCGCCAATGCGGCGACCAAGACGACATTCATCAGTACGTACTTGCCGGATCTTTTGATCATGGCCAGCCTGATCTACATCAGCGCCTATCAGCGCAACTTTGGGCGAATGAGCGATGACCCCGCGATGGCGCAGTCATACGAGGGGCAGTATCAGGTTCTCAAGCAATCTGCTATACAGGAGGAGTATCGGAAGAAGTTCGCGGCCTCCGCATGGTCGTCGCTTTCCACCTCTCCCGCAGCCACGCCCACGAGGTAAGCCACCATGCCCCATGCCTCCGTAAAGCTAAAGCCGGGTGTGGACGTCAACGAAACTCCGGCGCTCAACGAGACCGGGATTTCGGCCTGTGATCTTGTGCGGTTCATCCCCGATCGGAATGGCCTTGGGCTGATCCAAAAGCTTGGCGGGTGGACCAAGTTCTTCCCCACCCAGTTCCCGGCCAAAGTTCGGGCCCTCCTTGGTTGGGAGGACACCAACGCTCAGACGCACTTAGCCGTCGGGACTGAAAACTTTCTTGACTCCAGTATAACTCACGCCCAACTCAGCGTGATCACTAGCGGACAGAAAGTAGAAATTACTCCGACCTCAGGCTTCACCAGCGCGGCGTCTCCCCAAGTAGGGGTGTCCACGACAGGGCTTTCATCCAATCTTTTCTTAATGACAGACTCCGTTAGCACGGGCATCACGCCGTATGACTCTGTTTATATACAGACTCATATCAGTATCGGTGGTGTAATCCTGTTTGGCCTATACCCAATTATTAATCCGGGCCCATCGACATATGAAATCCAAGCTGTAGATCTCTTTGGTAACCCTATTTACCCGACTGTTGGCACATCTTCATTTGACATTGCGTCCTTCCAGACCATGGTTGGGACCAGCACTGTGACCGTGACGCTGCCTAATCATGGCTTTATGGCGGGGGATACCTACCCATGCCTGATTTCCACATCCGTCGGCGGCATAACTATTTACGGCAATTACCTTGTTCAAGAGTCTGGCCTCACAACCAACTCATTCACAATTATCGCAGGAAGTCAGGCGACACTGAACGCGACCGCCTCGATTAACGGCGGGAATGTCTATTACATTTACAGCTATGGGGCTGGCGCCCCTATCACCAGCACCGGCTACGGCGTTGGCGGATACGGCGCGGGCGGTTATGGCACTGGAACGGCGATTGTCCCGGGCTTGGGAACAAAAATCCAAGCCAACGATTGGACCATCGACAATTGGGGAGAAATCCTTGTCAGTTGCCCGGTCAACGGCAGCAATTTCCAACCTATTTATCAGTGGAACCCCCTCTCTGGGTCTACGCAGGCCTCCATCATTGTCAACGCTCCTCCGCTATCGGACGGGATGTTTGTCGCCATGCCGCAGCGTCAGATCATTGCATGGGGCAGCACCTTCACGGGGATTGCCGATCCCCTCCTAATCCGCTGGTGCGACGTCAACAACTACGATGTCTGGACGGCGCAGGTCACCAATCAGGCCGGTTCCTTTCGCATCCCTCGGGGATCCAAGGTTGTCGGCTGCCTGCAAGGCCCTCAGCAGGGGCTCGTGTGGACTGATCTTGGCCTGTGGACGATGCAGTATATCGGCCAGCCTTACGTCTATTCCTTCAATGAGGTCGGCTTTGGCTGCGGCATGATCGGGCGGAAGGCTGCCGCCACGATCGGCGATATTGTCTACTGGATGGGGCAATCGCAGTTCTTTACCCTAGCCAGCAATGGCGTTAAGCCTGTGCCCTGCCCCGTGTGGGACGTTGTCTTTCAGGACCTCGACACGGCGCACACTGACAAAATCCGCACGGCGGTAAATTCTCGGTTCAACGAGATCACTTGGTACTATCCAACTAAGGGTAACGGCGGCGAGATCACGGCGTATGTTAAGCTGAATGTCGGCTTGCTTGAATGGGACTACGGCACTTTGGCCCGGTCCGCTTGGATTGACCAGTCGGTTCTGGGCCCGCCAATAGGCGCTGACCCGGCAACGAACTACCTATACCAGCATGAAACCTCCACCGACGCCGACGGACAGGCAATGGTCACAGGCTTCAGGACGGGGTATTTCGCCATGTCTGAAGCTGATGTAAAAACATTTGTGGATCAGGTGTGGCCCGACATGAAGTGGGGATCTTACGGGGGAGCGCAAAGCGCCACAGTCGATATTTCCTTCTACGTCACTGACTACCCCGGGCAGGCGCCCCGACAATACGGCCCCTATCCCGTCACTCAAAATACGCAGTTTATTACCCCTCGGTTCAGGGGGCGCTTGGTATCAATTGAGGTCGGGAGTAGCGACATCGGCTCGTTTTGGCGTATAGGCAACATTCGTTATCGCCTACAGCAGGACGGGAAGTTCTAATGCGCTCACTTTCCGACATCCTCTCAGCCTCGCAGAACGTTGCCACGGCCTTGAACGGCATTGGCGCGACGGCCACGAATGCCTACAACTTGCAGCCCAGCGCGGAGCTAGCCTTTGTCCCGATCGGGACGGGCATCACGACGTTGTACACAGCCTCCGGCCAGTCGGCGTCGCATGTGAATTGCATCAACATCTGCAACACGACTTCCTCTACCGTGAGGGTGAGTGTCTTTATCGTGGCCTCAGGTACGACTTATGGCACGCAAAACGCCATATTTTATAATGTTCCGATCTCTGCTAATACCACCGTCCTTTGGGAGGGTGCCGCGATAATGCCGCCTAGAAGCGCCCTGCAAAGTCTCGCTTCGGCAAGTGGTGCAACCATCAACGTCTCCGGTGGGACTATTCTATAATGGCCATCACATCTTTCCCACCGATCGCTATGGGGCCCTCCGGACCAACTGGCCCAACTGGTCCAGCAAGTGGCCCCACAGGGCCTACAGGCATAACTGGCCCTACAGGGCCTACGGGCATAACTGGTCCTACAGGACCTACAGGCATAACTGGCCCTACAGGGCCTACAGGCATAACTGGCCCTACAGGCATAACTGGTCCTACAGGGCCTACGGGCATAACTGGCCCTACAGGGCCTACGGGCATAACTGGTCCTACAGGACCTACGGGGTTAACCGGCATAACTGGCCCTACCGGCTTTGGCCCCACCGGCCTTACCGGCGCAACCGGCCCCACAGGGCCTACAGGGCCTACAGGCGCAGCTTCGTCTGTCGCAGGGCCTACAGGACCTACAGGGCCTACAGGCGCAGCTTCGTCTGTCGCAGGGCCTACAGGGCCTACAGGGCCTACGGGCGCAGCTTCGTCTGTCGCAGG